GGATTATTCGGCTTTCGGCTTCCGCTTCCCATCAGCATTTGCATCATTGGATTTGCCATTGATTGTGTCCTCCAATCTCTTTACGCGCTCTTCCAGACTACTTACATCCACAGGAGGTGCGGCCTGATACGGAGAAACTGTGTAAGGCGTTACCGTTGCATACCCAGCTCCGTCTGTCTGCTTCATCCACACAATGGGGTCGTTCTCATCCATCAGCAGAATAGAGCTGTTGGGGGCCATTCTGAACGCATCTGCGCCGTTTCTCCCATTTACCCTTGTAATTTGACACCCGAACGCTTGCGGCGCTCCTGCGGCGTTCTGCGGGGCATAATTGCCGTATTGCCCGTTATACCCCATCGGCTGATACGGATTCTGGTAGTAAGGATTAAATGCCATCAACACACCGTCCTTTCTTCACGGAACAGTTCGGCAAAATATACATATATCCGCAATTCTTCCTGGTCGGGGAATAGTTTCAGGATATCCGCCGCCATTTGCTCCGTGTAACCGCAGGCGATAAGCCGGTCATACATTTTGCCACCTTCTTTCTGCCTTTATGATACAAAAAAACAGGCACCTGAAAGTGCCTAAAAAGTGTCAGAAAAGTGCAAAAAGCCCCCTGCCAATTAAGGCAGGGGGTTAAATAGCTCCTGTGCAATTTTGTGGTATGCTCTACACCTATACCGCTTGACAGTATCTACGGACATATTACGCTCTATAGATACCTGCACACAGCTTTTCCGGCGCACGTCGCAATCTATGACGATCATTTCCTCGGTCTCTGGGAGTAAAATCGATTCCACGAGGGCAATAGCGCGCTTTGGCGGCAAATTTGATAAAAAATTTCTTACGGCCTTGTGGTTGCTGTTCATCGGCAAAACAATAGCCGTGGAGGTGCGGATGCTTATGCACGGGCGCAAGGTCGGCGTAGTCTTATCCTTTGCGCCATCCAGATTTCCGTTATTTCAGCAGGAAATTCCAGCTGGCGGCACCGAGGATACCGTCCACGCCGAGGTCGTGGTCAGCCTGCATCTTCCGCAGACCTGCCTCCATCTTGGGGCCGAACAGCTTGTCGCCCTCCCAAATGGTGTCGGGGTAATAGCCCTTGTCCTTCATCAGCAGCATGGCGGCCCGGACGTCATTGCCCTCCATGCCACGGCGCAGCATACGCAGTTCCATGTTGATCGTCTCCTCCTTCGTCGTCGGTGCGGGTGCGGGCTTGGGCTGCTCGTTCAGCAGCGCCTTGACGCTGGCCTTGAACGCCTCCCACTCCGCATTGTTTTTGCCTGCCATCTGCCGGGGGCAGGACTTCCCGGTCACGTCGTAGTGCCGCAGGACGTAGGTGTCCACCCCGGAGATGCCCAGCAACTTGCACAGCTCCGCCGTCAGCGCCGCAGCGTTGGCCTTGGTGCGCTCGGAAACATGGTAGTTCCCAGAGCAGCACATCTCGATCGAGATACTGTTGGTGTTGAGGCAGAGGGGATGTACCGGATCGGGAGAGCCTACCGCCCACGCCCGGTCACAGGCCGGTACGGACTGGTAGATGCTGTCCTCGTCCACAAAGTAATGTGCGCTGGCCTCCCGGTCGCCGCCCGCGAAATACTTGCAGTTGGCCTCGGCGGTGTCGCTGACGTTGCCCGTGTAGTGCAGCACCACAAAGGCCACGTCCCGCCCGCCCAGCCGGTCATAGGTCTCCTTGCTGGCCGGGATGCTGGTGTTGATGGGGATACCGCCCGCCTTGGCGATGGGATATGCGTCAGTGATGCGCTTACCCATATCTCACTCCCCCTTGCTCAGCTGCTTGACAGCCTGATTGATGCCGGTGGCTGCCAGACCGCTGACGATACCCACGGCAATGGCGGTGATGGGGTCGCCCGCCGGGAAGTCCGGGATGGGTGCCAGATAGTAGCTGACAGCCCCCAGCAGTCCGCCGCAGACCCCGCACAGGATGGGGATCCACTTGTCGTTCATGCTGCTGGCCTTGCCCACCAGTCCCACGAGGTAGGTGATGACGGTGATGACCGCCACGCTTGCGATGCCAAAAGTTTCCATAATTTCTCCTTTCCGTGCCCGAGTCGGGCACACAAAAAATGTTGATAGGTCTTTGCTTATCGGTTTAGTCGGTATTGTACATTCACTGCCGTCTCCTTCCCTTTTTTAATTCTCAGTATAATCGTAAACGATGGTGGCATTGCTCGCACCCCAAGGCGCATTCGCTACTTGCCCCTGCGACCACGGAACCTTGATGGTGGTTAGGTTGGAGCACCCGTTAAATGCAGAAGAGTGGATGGTCTTTGGGTTTCCCTCGAATGTAATACTTGTTAGCCCGGTGCAATTAGCAAACACACCGAAACCAATGTTCGTTATCCCAGGTGGCAGCCTAGTTATTGCCAGGTTGCGGCAACCATTGAACGCATAGTAACCGATGCGTGTTATTCCAGACGGCAGACTAGTTAGTGCAAGTTTGGGGCAGCTTTGAAACGCATAGCTACCGATATTTGTCATGCCAGACGGCAAGCTGGTTAATGCAAGGTTGGGGCAATTATTAAACGCATAGTCACTGATGCTTGTTACCCCAGACGGCAGGCTGGTTAATGCAAGGTTGGGACAACCGCTAAACGCACTGTAACCAATGGTCGTCAAATCACCCGGAAGTGTAGGGCTGACAGCCGTGCGTTCTATCACTGCCTTGAAGCTGCCGCCACCCTCCAGAGTTCCGGTCACGCCGCCGATCACCACATCCTTCTTGATGTTCTCGGCCAAAAGAGTGTCCGGTTTTTGAATCGTTACCTTACGCATGCCTTTGCTGCTGGTGGGCAGGATGACTTGATTGCCGGAGGGCATAGACAGCTCCACCGTCCGCTCCTCGGTAGCAAGCACCTCCATCACCTGTCCCATCTCAGCATCCAGAGGGACTTCCCCGCCGAAGGTGACTGCGAAGTCATCGCCGGGCCGGAACGCTACGTCAAACTCGATCATAGCGCACCATCCCGGAGAATACGCTCCACCGGCACTTCGAATACCTGAGATGCCATGCGCTGCGCCCCCACGCCCATCCGGAGCTGTATCTTTGCGTCAATGCCTCTCCCGGCAGTAAGCGACAGGGTCTCGGCTTCCGTCAGTGTGCATGAGACAACATTCCCGTCCAGCTGTACATCCGACAATGCTTTTTCGATTTTAACCTGTCCGGCCTGTGCTACGGCCAAGGACAGCACCGTGATGCTCCCCGTGTCGATGGGCAGGCGGAATGTCAGCGTGGGGGTTGTACCTCGATACATACATATACCTCCTCATACTATAGATTTGCGAGGCTCAGCGGTTGGGCAGTCTTTCCAAATCCGCTATCCTGTGATTGGCGACCTTGATCTGCTCCTCCAGCACCGGAACGCGCCGGGCGAAGTTGTTATGCTCCCGGACTTCCCGTGTCAGCTCGTCCAGTTTGGTGGCGGTGACGGCCTGCTGCGTGTCCAGCTTGGCCTGCACATCACGGGTGGTCTTGTTGCTGGTGATGATTACCCCCAGCAGCGACAGGCCGCCGGTGATAAGTGCAACAATGATAGTTTCTGTCATGCGGTATCTCCTTATATGTTTTATGCTTTCCACTTGCCCATCACCCGCAAGGCGACGACCTGCTCCCCCAACGTCATGGATGCTGCCCGGAGCAGGCGGAAGGATACCGTCTTATTGGCATAACTCCAATCCACGTTGGTGAGGATATGCAGGTTGTCCCCTGTGCCGGTTACAACCACATTGCCGGTCACGCCGAAGGGCATAGATAGGCGGATAATGTTGGTGTAGACCATGCTGCCCACAGCAGTATAGCTGGTAGGTGTCACTGTCCCACGCCACCACAAGTCTGCATAACCGGAGGCGTACTTGTAGTACGTCCAGTTGCCGCTTACGCCTTGCTCAATGATGTAGTCTTTGATGCCCATCAATTGCCGAAGTTTTCCCGCTGCGGAATCAGATAAAATCAATTCCCCGTTCAGCTCCATGTCCTTTTCGGCGAAGATAGGCCACTTGAATTGCACCGTTTTCTCTTTTTCGGATACCCCGCCATAACACACTCCCGGCAAGTTGAAGTTGATATTTAACGGAACTTCAACTGTTGCCACATCCATTTCTTTGGTAAAACTGCTTGAAAAAGCGTCCGTGGCGACTACCGTCAGTTTTCTGGTCGTATCTGTTCCGACACCGGCGATGTAAACAACCTTTGAGCCGGAGCTTTGCGCAGAAAGGGTTTGCCTATTCTCGTCATCGATCTTCAAAGAGATGCTGGCGGTGTTATTACTCAAAGAAATGGTGAGGTCGAACATCACCTTAATGTCTGCGCCTGTATTGTTTTCTGTCCACACGCCACTTGTGTAGGAGCCTCTTGCGTATGTGAGATTTGCAATAGTCGGTCCAGCATACTGCTGTACAGTAATAGTGTTTGTAACCGTCTTGCTTCTGCCACGAGAATCTGTCGTAGTTACCGTCACCACAACAGAGCCGCTTTTTGTAAGCAGATTCCCTGTATTCAAATTGGCATTTTCATTACCAATTTTCATGACAGTACCTACGATAGTACTTCCCCTTACTCCGCCACTTGTGGCAACGGCTTTTAGCTGGCTCTTGTTTTGTACCCATCCATATGTCGGCTGATACCCAGCGGCATCGGAAAGCACCACGCTTAAAGATGGAACAAGGGATTCCGGCACAGTGAGGACACAGGTTGTCGTGCTTTCACCTATCTTGCTGCTTCCGTTGTAGGTCTCGCATTTTATCGTCACCGTGCGGGATGAAGCATTTGTGGTAGCATCTATCATGCTGTCAGGGCTTGCCCACGTGTAAGATGTGGCTACACCAGTTGCAATAGAGACATACCCGCTTCCGGCGTTATAGGACAACTTATGTGTAAAGGAGGAATTTTTCCGTGTGATTGTAATTGCTACATTACCGCCCATTGTGCCATTTGCGGCAGACACGGAAGATGCTCTTGGAATTGTTGGCAGCGTAACACTGCCTGATACGGTCAAATGCCTTGGTGTGTAGGACGAATCAAAGCCGCAGTCCCATTCGCCGGAAAGCGTGACTTTCCCGGTTCCGTCACCACTATGTGTAACAGTGATAGACTTTACGCCAAGCTTGTACCAACCGGTAGATGGGTAATTGTACGGATTCCACGTTTTTGTACCTTGCAGAATGTAATACGCTTCGTTCGCAGACTCATTTTGTGAGTACCCGGTACCGTCGTACACATACAAGGTTAAATCAAGCGCGCTGGTGTTATTCTCGATGCTCTGGCTCTTGACCGTATAGTCAAGGCGTAGCTGCCATCCCTTAGATTTGCTTCCGTAGATACTCGGCATCACGTCACCCCCACGAAACTTATGGATTGATTCGGCTGCACAACGATAGACATCGGGCCGAGGCGGAACTTCGATAGCTCTACCAGTTCAAAGCTGTTGTTATTCCAGTACGCTAACAGCGTGCCGCTTGCGTCATAAAACCCAATCTTGTCGTTGTATTCCTTCAAAACAATCTCCGATGCAGAGGATCCAATGCGAAGTACAGGGTGTCCATCTTCATCAATGCTTGCATCAATGAAATCAGAAAGCGTTTGCCCATTGATCGTTACACGCTCTGCGGACATTTGCCCAGCCGTAATTGTGTCTGCGTTTACTGCGCCGTCCATCGTAAGCGCAACGCCAGAAATGGTTTTCCCGCCGTCTTTGGAATACCCCAGGCCGTTGATGTTCATAATCCACAGCCTTGTATTATCTTCCATAGTGGGCGTGTCTCGAACCATCCACCCGGTGGGGAATCCATCATCATCCAGCGTGACTTCCCAGTATCCGCCTTTCGCACCTATAATTCTTTCTGTGGCATCCTGCATGGCTTTGGCAAGGCCGGAATATTCCCGCTTCACTTGCTGTATAATGGGGCTTTCCACGACATACTGCTTGTCCTGCGGCGCATAGCAGGTCGTATTCGCCACCATTCCGCCCTTTATACGCAGTTCCTGTTCCATAATGTAAACGGGGAATGTGCTGGCTGGTCCGGTCACATCTGTAACGTGCAATATGTCCCCTGCTTCCGTAGAGGGGTCTCCCCGCCATTGCACCTTACACGGCATCATTGCCTTGTTTCCAATTTTCTCAAAAACAGTAGCCGCCACAGCTTCGGTAATATACGGGTTTGTAGCCGAAATTCCAACACCCGTCCCGACCGTGATGGGGTTTTCTTCCGTTCCCGTGACAAGGCTTTGTATGGTAAACGGGGAATCTGCGGATTTGCTAAGTCCTCCCTGATACTGCACCTCCGGCCCAACAGAAATACTATCAGAGTACCAGCAGAATTTCAGTTCTCCGTCGGAATCAAATTTTGCATTGCATCCGATCAGCCCCGCCAGCCATCCGAGCTGCTGGCGCAGTGACCCTGTGTAGGGGGCAGCAATTTGAATATCCGGCAAAGCTACCGAGGGAGCAGTGACATTTCCTTGCGTACACACATCTGTGAGAATCTGCACAGGAGTGGCGGGGAAATCAATGGTAGGCACATAATCATCCGTCAGACTGGCCATGCGGTCATATCCGGTGATAGTTACCCACAACTTCCCGCTTTCTTCTACGCCGTCCGTGGGGATGTAATATTTGCCCTTTTGGACATACTGGGCTTCGCCGCCCACCATGATTCCAACAGATGGAATAAAAAATGCACCGTTCAGCGGGAGATTGTCCTGCTTGTACATCGTCACCTTGCAACTGGACGAAAACGCCGCACCGATGGTCACGCCGTCCGACGAGCCAAACTGCTCTGTTACAACAATCTCCTGTACCTCCGATGCGGGGAGGTCTGTTGTTCCATTGAAATTGATTTTGCTGGTAATTTCACGCCCCGGTGCCGAACACGCAGCATGAAATGCGTCTGTTACAGTGTGCATGGCTCACCTCTCGATGAAGTTCATAGATAGCCCGTTCCATTGATATGCACCATCAATGAGGCTATACATTGGAGCCGTTCTGTCGCCAACATATGCGGTCATTTTCCTTGTGGTTCCGGTCATTGCATCTGGATAACTTACATCGAAAAACACATCATCAACCGCTTGTAGCAGCGTAGACATAGGAGCGGCTTTCATGGGTGGCCACGATAGAGTTAGCTTTCGCTTGCTTGCCACACGGTCACGGAACAAATCTCCGCTTTGGTTTCGCCCCGTTCCGTCTGCATCAACATCTTGTAGACCCCACGAATATTCGCTGGGGTCAGGCAGCGGGACATTCGTCCCGTCTGCCTTTGTAATGGTTAAAATTGCCATTTGACCTCCTTATGTGACAAGAGGACTTGCCCCAGTCGCCCGGACAACGGCGTTGTTCTCCCTTACCACCGTATCAAACAATTTCTTCCCAGTTACACTATCGAGAACGATAGTGACGTGAATTTCGCTGGAACCTCCGGATTCCTCCCGGACAATTTTACGAATAAGGCCTTCCGGCGCTTCGATGTTGTTCCCGTGGGGCTGATCGCCAAGCACAGCAAGGAATTCATCATTTGCCGGGATAACTGCACCTTTTGCAAGATGCGGAAGCACATTCTCACTGATATAGGAAATGTTCACACCGATAGACTTCCCGCCAATGGCCGGCACCCACGAAGGAACATCAAAACTGATTTTATTCATCTGCTTAATGAGCCAGTTCAGCCCTCTGATGATGATATTGATTGCGCCGTTAAGCAGATCGATTATGGTGTTCCATACACCCTTGAAAATGTCCTTAATTCCTTCCCACGCCTTGTCAAAATCCATAGAGAAAACGCCGGAGATAAACTTGATTAGCCCGGAAAAAATCGTCTTAATTTCGTTGATTACATTCCCGACGGTTTGCTTGATGTTGCCAAAAACGGAGGTTACAATAGCTTTGATTCCGGTAATAAGCGGCTTCAACTTTCCGTTTGTTTTCTGGTCAATCCAATCCAACAATCCGTTAAACCAATCTCTTATACCGTCAATTACAGCACCAATCGCTTTCCCAAGACCGTTAAAGATTCCAGCGATTCCATTCGTAGCTCTTTCTATATCTCCAGTAAAAATTCCCGCAAAGAAATCAATAAATCCCTTTAGCGTTTCTTTGACTCCTTCAATAAGTTCCTGCCCGTGCCCGGTCGCCGTAGTAACGCTAAGCAGCAGCGATGCAATCATTCCGATAAGAAGCGGGATAAAGGAACCGGTCAAAATGCCGATGCCTACGCCAGCCGCGAGAATTCCAGCAACAGCAAGCATTTGATTCTGGAAATTCCATCCATTTTTCTCCGCATCAGTAAACGCAACGGCCAAAACAGCAAGCCCGGAAACAATGGCTGTAATTCCTCCAGCCACCGGCCCAAGAGCGACATACAGTCCTGTCACGGCAAGCGTCATGCCGAAAATCATCCCGGCCATGTTTTCTTGCGTTACACCGTTTACGATCGAATCTAAAATGTTCTGTACAAGCGTAAGCGCACCATAAATGCCCACAGCAAGTCCAATGGTTTTTTGCAAATTAAAACCAAATTTTTTCCCAATTCTCCATGCAGAAAGGCCAGCGCCGATAGCGAGAACCCACGGGAGTGCGTTTTTGAGCTTCTGCGTGACTTCATCAATCTGCTTGCTTACAGCATCGCCAAGGAAGTCATATTCCGGAAGCTCGAAGTCAAACCCGCCGCCGCTGGACGCACCGGCAGAACCCGATCCAGACGAAGTGTTGCCGTTCAGGATGTTCAGCTCATCGAAGCCCATGACAGACTTCTTGAGTGCCTTTGCTGCGCTGGTGGCATCATCAAGCCCGGAAGCGGCATCCTCTGCGCCGCTGGCCAGATTTCCAACGCCAGAATAGTCAATCTCCGTGAGCTTGAAGTGAAACAGTTTTGCAATAGCATCCGCCAGCTCGCGTATAATACGAAGGACGGCGATTGCAATGGGCAATATCTTTTGAAGAATAGGAATAAAAATATTACCGATTGCTCTTGATGCCTGTGTTAACTGCGCTTGGAAGATGCGGAGTTGGTTTGCCGGGGCTTCCAGTGAACGGGCCATATCGCCTTGAGCCGTTGTGACCTGCGTCATAATGGCGTAGTATCGAAGCTCCGCCTTTTCCGCTTGCGTCATGGCAGAAACAGACTTTTCGATTCCCAGCGTCAAGGCGGTTTGTTCCAGTTTGGCTTGCGACAAGTCATAGCCCAATCTACGCAACGGCTCCAATTCGCCAGAAATACCAGATTGCAGCTTTTGCATAGCGTCCTCAACGGAGATGTTGAAGAACGAGGAAATGTCATAGCCAAGCTGGGTAAGGTTCTTACTCATCAAGTAGGCACGGTCGGAGACAGACCCGAAACCAGTCAATAAGGTATTGAACACGCCCTGATTTCGCATCCACTTGGCGGGGTCAATGCCCATCACTTCTCCGACGTTTTCAGCGTACTCTTGGGCTTCTTTTGCGTATTGCCCCATTGATGCGGTGAAAAGGTTTAGGTCCTCCTGATAATCATTTGATTCGGTGATAGCTTTTGACAGCTCAGAGCGGAGCATCCTGATTCCAACCAGTACTCCGGTTGTTTTCAACGACTGGAAAAAACCTCCAAGCTTACCAGACCTTGATGTTTTCTCAATGTTGTTCAGAGACTTGTTAAAGGAATCCACCTGTTTCGACGCTCCGCTGAGGCCGGACGCTCCGCCGGAGGTGGCCGTTTTCAGGGAAGAAAGTGCTTTTTCAAGACGTCCTAAAGACGCAACGGCACTATCGCTGTTCTCCTTGATTTGGAACTCAAGCCCTTGGATTTCAAGATTGTCCATGCTTTTCACCTCCCGGCTCGAACTTCTTATTGTTGGCAATCATAAACATTTCCATAACTGCCTTTGCACGGTTATCGTTTTTCTCCTCTTTCTCCGCTTTATCGGGTGATTTGTCATTCCCACCAACAGGATAGGGGGAATCTCGATACGGAATGGGCTTTGCGCCCTTCTTTGCGAACGCATGAAGAATAGGCGAAACATCCGCCAAGGCTTCATAGAAATACGCGCCCTGTAACCATGCTTGCTGGTTATCCAAGGCCTGCTTGATTTTCGCTGCCTTGCGGTAGTACTTGACCAACTCGCAATCCATTTCCCAGAACTGCTCATAGGTCATGCCTATTGCAAGGTAATAAGGGAAAACCTCATAGAACTTTTCCGTGTAAGCGTAGAGGGGGGTATTGCCCCCCTCTTTATCGGGCGGCGGTTCGCTTACCAGTCCACCGTCCAGCTGGCGTTTCCCTCGGCTTCGGGATCATCCATGAGCGCTACAATGGGTTCGCTATACATTTCCACCAGTTTGCCCAGCATATCTCCTTTGTTGGGCAGCTGGGCGTAAATCTTGTCGATAACATCACGCTTTACATAGCGGTGATGCGCCAAAAAAGCGCCAGCAAACAGGGCCGGCAGATAGGTCATGGGCTTGCGTTGCAATTCCTCGATCTCGAAGCCCTGCCGCTCCATCATTTCCACAGATTTTCTGGTGTATTCCAGCACATATTTCACATCGTTGTGCTCGATGTCCATTGTCTTTGCCATAATTCCTCCTTACTCGCTGTCGTCCAAAGTGATGACCGAGGTGGGTGCGATGGTGATATTCATCCCGACCACTTCATTTACGCCGCCGCCGGTGGGGTACACGGAAAGCTGGCCCTTGAAGGAAAACTTTCCGTCAGAGCCAGTGGGGGTAACAGCACCGCCGGTCTCCGTGCCGCCAAACCACACGGCATAATCCGCTTCTGTGCCCTCTTTTGCTTTCAGGGTCTTGTAATCGGCCAGGGTGTAGTTCGCCGTGAAACTCAGGCCGTCCATAGACTGAATACCGGCGATGTAGGTCTGCATCTTGTCAGACAGGGTGGTGGTTTCCAGCATTTCAGGATCACCGCCAAGGTCGGGGAACTCCTTGATGTCCACCAGCTTCGTCCATGTACCCCCGGTGGACGCTTTCTGCATCAGAAAGCATTTGTAAGTACTGATTGCCATAATTTACCTCCTAAAAAGTGTGTTTCCGTCCGTTTCAGCTCGGTATCGCGCTACTAAGCGATAAATGGACGCATCATCCATGTTCGGGACGGGTGTCATGGAAATGCGTGTGAAATTCATTGCATACAGCATTTTGTCGATTTCTGACAGGATGCTGCGGCATTCTGCTTTGCTTTCTCCGGCTTTGTTGGAGTAGACATTGACCTCATACATGACGGTCGCAAAACGCTCTGTGTCGGAGCTGTCCTGATTGATCGTGGTTGTATAATTGTCCTGTTCCACAATGCTTGCATACGGAAAGTCAGGAGGAGATTTTACATACGCCCCGGAAACAGCTACCCCCTTGAATTTCTTCCGTAGGGATTCTGCAATCGGGGTAAAAATCATCCGTTCCACATCAATCATCGGAACACCTCCTTTACGAGTGCGCCAAGCCGTAACTCCAATTCTTTTACGGCGTTATACATGGGCATATTTGCGGGGTTGCCGTGTGTAAGAACAAGCGTTCCCTTTGCTCTCTCTCCTGCAACTGTTCCGTTTGTTCCGGGGTCTCCGTAATAGCCCCATGTGGTTTGTTTTCCGTGTCCATTCCCATACATGCCACGCGCCATACCAAGATCACTTGCTTCCGGGTGATTATCCGGGTAAGTTATTCCGGTGCCGAACTCAATAAATAAGACCGTGCCGCCAACGGCGACAACGGCCTTTATTTTCCCTCGATCTTCGACAGACACGGTCACATCGTTTGTGCCGTCATATGTGGCATCCGAAAAACCTGCTCTTGCCACCTCATAGCCCTCTTGTGCAAGACGTTCCAGCAGCAGCGTACAGCCGGTTTTTAGCCATTCTCTGTATTCCTGAACGGAATCGATCATCTGCTGCACGCCGGTTGGAGAAAGGGTGGTAACAACCTTATGCTTCACGATACATTCACCTTGCTTATGGCAATGGAAATGGAATTGAGCGACTTGGCCACTCGCTTTACGACGTAGTCATACAGAGGCTTTTCGCCGTCATACTCCGGCTCCTTGTCTACAAACAGAACGGTATCCTCGCTGATAGGGCAGCTCATGTCATCCGTGACAATAACCTTGTCATAAGACACAAATTGTCCGAACTGCTCCACCTGCGCCGCACCGGATGCAGGGGAGATATTCGCCAGCATTTTCACTGCGTCCTTGTATTTCACGGACATTTGCCCGGTTTCATATCCATCATCGGACACATTCATAGTTTTCCCGTCATACAGGAGATACCAGCACTCGGATTTGTTCCGATCCATGCACCTCATCGCACCACCCCCGCATAAGGGACAATGTCACGCAAGAGGGAGGATGGAACATCTCCATCCTCATAGGAGCGGGAAACGCCATTCTCGCTGTGCGCTGTTTCGCCCTCTGCTCCGCGCTTGTTCAGCAGATATGCTGCAACCTCCACCTGTGTCATGTGATACCGTTCGGGGACTTCTTTAATCGTGTCGTCAAACGGGTATAGTTTGCGCAGCACTTTATCCCCAGCAATAGCAAGGTAGGCGGAAAGCACGCTTCCTTGCTGGTCTGTCATAGTAGCTAGAAGCTCGGTCTTTTCAGCTTCGGTCATACTTCCCGCCCTCCCTTATCAGCCGGTCACAGCCTTGGTGTTTACAGGATTGCTTGCGTCATTGGCAATAAACACGCTGCGGCTGTAGGTGGGCGCGGTGAAATCGGTAGAAATCCCTGTAAACTTGCCATGATACCATTCGGGGCCGTGGTCAAGGCCGACCTGCCCGAACAGCTGGTACTTCTTGCCAGCGCCGGTCTTGGACAGCTGCTCCAGGAAGAAATTGCCCTTGCCGGGGACAGGCTGGTACACGGGGGCGATAACATCCAGATTCAGCAACAGTGCGGTGCCAGCGGGCAGGCACTCACCCAGATACAGATAAACAACGCCCAGAGGGGTGATTACGCTGGACAGCGCAATGCCGTTGATCTCGCGAGCAACAGGAACTACGGTAAGACCGTTCTGCACGGCATCCGCATTGATCTGGAACATGGTCACAGCATCGCACCACAGTGCCAGACCGTTGGTGGGAGCGTTTGCACCGTAAATCTTCTTCACCATGTCGGCCACATCCCACAGGCCCAGAGGCTTAGACCCCATTGCAGTCACATTGGTGGTAATAGCGGTGGTCAGACCACGGGTCTTGTTGATCTTGGAATCGTCCGTGGCCTTGTTGTATGCGCCCTGAATGAAGGTAAACTCCATGTCACGGGCAATTTTCTGAAGCTTTGCGCCAACCTGAAAATCCAGTTCATTGATGGGGTTGGCCTGCTGATTCTCGATATTCACACCGGACAGGGTTCCCATGTTGGACATCTTGGCGTAAGAAACGCCCACGGTCTCCTGAAAAATCTGCGTAACATTGGTTTTCTGGGTACGGGTCACCACGGTAGCGTCAGGGGCAGTCAGAGACGCAGTCTCGCTGATAGCGGGCTGTGCGCCGCCAGCGGAGCTGTATTCCTGACCAGTGACAAACTCCACATGATTGGTGATCTTTGCCCGGCTTCCGATAATGGAAGAAAGGGGGGTACGGATGTTGCCCTTGTTAAAAAGCATACCGGAGTAATTCAGCACTCCGAAGCTGGTAGCAAAAGTATCTGCCATTTTAATTCATTCTCCTTTACTGTGTGTTGTTGTCCTGATTCATCAGGCGGGTATAGTACGCCGCCTCCGCAAAATTGCCGGCGTTCTGCGCTTCGGCAGCTTTCTTGGAAAAGTCTGCACCATTCGCCCCTGCGCCCGCAGCGGGCTTGGGCGTGCCTTGCATTGCGCTGGCCTTTACCTGCTTTGCATAAGCCTCAAGAAACGTCTGCTGGTTGGCAAACACCTTATCAGTGTTTCCGTCAGCCATCGCCTTTGCGGTTTCTGCCGCAAGCTTTTCGTCATAGCCCTGTGCAATAAACTTGGCTGTGAACTGCGAAACGGTCTTGTCTCGGCGCAGTTCGTCAAGTTCCTTCTGCATGGCGGCAATGTCCTCCTCCTGCTTCTGCTTCTTCTGTTCGTCCTCGCTCAGCAGGGCATTGTGTTTCCTTTTCCACTCTGCGGCCTCGGAATTTGCCTTAGAAACAGCCGCCTTCTGCTTTTCAAGCTCGGATGCATTGTCGTTATACTCAAACGCTTCCAATGCTTTCAGCTTGTCCTCCAAAGACATTTCCGCATAGCCCTTGATCTGATTGGTGTCGATTTTTGCCATTTTGATTACCTCCTGCGTTTAACAAGGCTGTTCACTCAGCACTATTTTCTGTTTTTTTCGGGTTGTCTCCCGTTTGCGTTTTAAGGTCGTCACTGACCATTTATCGCCTTTCGGCGGTTAAATCAAAAAATAAAAGGGGCTACCCTTTCGGATAGCCCCTCGGCTGTCGGTCAAGCCCTTGCAAGACCCACTCAGTATTTCTTCTTTCTTCGTACTTCAAGCACCACGATCTTCCCGTTCTCCACTTTCACCTCCGCTTGATTGCGGTTCTTGAGGATTTCGTTGATCGTCCGCACCATCTCCATCGTTAATTCCATTGTTTCCTCCGTTTTCCTCCAGATATTCCATGCTCATCTTGTACGCAAGCTGCGGGTCGCTGAAAAGGCCGCAATGCGTAAACGCAAGCTGCGGCGCAATTTTACCGTTGCCCAGCATGGTAACCAGCACATTTGCCTTTTCGGAAATGTTCTCATAATTCCGCCGGGTAAATCTGATTTCGATTGCGGACAGTTTCAAAGACAAGTCGCTCAAGTCATTGCAAATCCGCAAAAGCACTTTCAGAAACTCTTTTTCGGAACGCTTGAATACCAGCTCGGAATCTTTTGCCCTTGCTTCTGCCGCAGACCAGCCGTCACGCATGATGACTGCAGAGCCGGTGTCAGAGGTGGAAGAACCTCCGTTTCTATTGGGCATCCCGCAAATAGTCAGCACTGTGTTATACAGATTGTCCGCAAGGGTCTGTGTCTGCGTCTGATTCAGCTCTGTAACAAGGTTCTTGATCTCCGCTTTCTTCTGCGGGTCAATATCCTCAAACTGAATCGCTCCATCCTGCCGCAGTGCAGAATATTGTTCTTCGGAAATACGCACATTATGGAACAGAAGCAAGGACTGCACGAACTGCTCCACGCCATCCATGCGATTGGATTCCACATTGTTGATTGCATCCAGCAGATTCAGTACGATTTCAAATGCGCCAAGTCTTGCCCGGTTTGCCGGGTACTCGATGATGGGGATTCCCAAAATCTGCGGCTCACTTCTGGTGATTTCCCATGTGTCGGTCACCTCGTAGAAGTGGTCTTTTGTGTAACAGCTGAAAACGACTGTCCCATCTTCCATTTTGACATACTTGACCGCCATAAGGGGAGGATTTCCCAGCTGCACGGAATACACCACAAAGCAAAACCGGGGGTCAAGGGTATAAATCTCAAACGGGGCTTCATCTTCATCTTCCGGTGTGTCCGGCATGACCATGCGATAAGCCGTTCCGCAGATGTGGAACCAGTCTGCCAGTTCCTTATCCTTTGCCGGTTTGTCCTCGGACAAAACATAATCGTTCAGTTTTGTCACCATTTCAGCCGCTTTTTCATCGGCTATCCTGCTGACATACTGTACAGGCTCTCCCATCAAGTAGCCGACCTTGAAGGACACGATCTCGTTTGCCCGGTTTTCGACAATCTTGTTGTTGATCTCCGGGCGTACATCCTTTACTCTCGCAAGGATAGGCTGATCGCCTTTATAGTACCTGTATAAATATTCCATGTCTGCCCGGTTTGCGGTGTGGATAACCATTGCCTTTTGCAAAATATTTGCAATATTGCCCTCGTTTACCTCGGTAACATCGGAATAAATGACCTTTCTACCAAACATCTGTCTCAATATCATCACCTCTTAGAACGGTCTTTTGAATATTTCAATCTTGCCGCTGATACGGTTTCTGATCTCGTTTTCCAGCAGCGATAGAGAATCGGGAGCGTCATCGTGTGCCACCTTTCCGCTTCTGACATAGGTGGTCACTTCCTGCATGAATCCCCAGTATTGACACCCTCGCTTGTATGTGGACGGATGCTTGAAGTAGAAATGTTTCTTGATTCCGTCTGATGCAAACTCAATTCTTGTCTGCTTGTTGGAAATCGTCCTTTTTGTCCGTATGCTGGTGTTGAATCCTGCGTTTTTCACAAGCTCCGCAACATCTCTTGCAAAATACATACCTGCGTTGTTGGATTCAAACAGCGCATCGCCCACTTTGTTATCAATCAGGCACTTTGCGCATTCCGGCTTTGTGACCTCTGCGGGAGAATCATCGTATACCACATCCACGATGTAGACTTCATCCCCATATAATGCCGCAATAGGCATCGCCGTACTGTCTTTTCCGCTTTCTGCGGTGTCTGCCACGGCAATGACTGCATCCGGGTCACGGTCTACCGGCAGTTCAAAGAAATAGTTCAGCTCCGACTTATTGAAAAGCAGCCCCTTTGCTTCAAAGGGCTGCTGCTGGAATTCGCTTTCAAACTGTTCCGCGCTCAGAAGCTCTCTCTGCTCGCGGAAATAAGCGGTGGTAAAAACCTTTTTGCCATCTCGCTCATACTCATAATTGCTTTCGTCTGTAATTGGGTCAAGGGCAGGGATTTCAATGGCTTTCCATGCCCAGCCGCCTTTTTGCGCTTCTTCCTGTAAATGCCCTATGGGGTCATATAGGGAGTATCTCGTCCCGGTGGCCACAATAGGCGTACCCTCTATGGCACGGCCTAAAATATCGCCGGAAATTACTTCCCACTTATCATCCAGCCGTTGACGGTTTTTCGCTTCCTCTCTGCCCTCCACACAGTCATCCAAATAAAGGACATTGGTTGCCTCCGACAAGCCAACCTGCCGTGCGTCAATCGACCGGCACATGACCGTGGGGAATCTGGATTTCGACCGCAGATTGATAATTTTCGTGTCTGCGTTGGTCTGCACCAATGGAGCGTCCGGGAACACATCGTAGAACAAATACTCGTTCGGCGTTTGCAGATATTCCAGACAGCCGTTATAGAAGCTTCGCACAAGATCATCGCCCGTGCCTTCCATAAGGGACGATTTATCCGGGTTTCTCCCGGAAATCATGTTTATGAAATTGATTCCCAGCTGGCTTTTCCCGGCTCTTTTCGGAAGCGAAATGGTCAGCAGCCTCAATTTTCCGTCAAGGACATCTTGATACCCCTGCACAATAGGTTTTAGATACCGCCTGCGTGGGGCATAAAACCGCTTCTCCGGCTTTCTGTCCATCTCCACATACAGCAGGAAGGTGTCAAAATCATGCGGCGCATCAAACAGCATGGATTGCTTATGCAGCGTGTAGAAATACTCCGCATCTTTTGGGTTTCCGTTACGAAGTGCCTCGGAGGTCATCTTTCGGACTTCGGAATTTAACTGGTGCGCCGCAGCAAAATCTTCCGCTTCGTACCCAATGCACAACGCCAGCAAATCCTTGTAGGCTTCCCGGTCATGCGTTTTCTCTATGCGGTTTTTGATGCTCTCCGCAATCTTCCGATAATCCATTTGTCCTCCTGCAATAAAAAATGGACTGCCGAAAAATCGGTAGTCCATTCTATTTAGTTTTGTGGGAAGTCAGTTTATAAGTTCACAATCCGACCAAGAGCCTGCGCTATAACAAGTCCCCTCAAATGTGATTTCGTCTCCGACTTTAATATTTTTCAAGGCTTCCTCTTGGTCTCGCTCAAATTCGGCAAGAAATACAACGATTGTATTCCCAATCTTCTTTTCCATCGTCAAGGTCGCCCCGCCGGTCATGTTCATAAGCCCACCGGTTTCCATCCCGTTGATTGTGGCGGTTACCTCATACCGTCTGCCTTTGTATAGGTCATCTGCCACAAACTCGTTATCTTTGTAAGCCTGGTAAATCTCCTCGAAGCTTGCGGGGGTGTACTGGTCTTCTTCGGCAGGCGCCTGTTCGCCGCTCTTGCTACTGGTTGCAAAAGCTATAATAGCAATCATCAGAATGACAAAAACGATTATCATCTTCTTGTCAGCGGGCTTCGCATTGCTCTTTTTCATGGCTCTTTCTCCCCCTCAACGCCGTCTCGGAATCCCTGCGGAATCCTCGTAGTCCCACATACGACGGTAAAAGGTTCTGCTACTCACATTCAGTAGTTTCACTGCGTGGGATGTTGTAATCTCCCGCTTGTACCATTTGTCATGCACCGACTTTACAAGACTGTCCTCAATCTCGATCGGCTTACGCCCTTTGTACTTGCCAGCCGCTTTTGCAGCCGCTATACCCTCTCTCTGCCGCTGTAAGGTCTGCTCCCGTTCCAGCTCTGCCATTGCACCAAACACCGTGAGCATGAACTTGCCCTGCGGCGTATTCGTGTCAATGGATTCCTTCTGCGATACAAAGCCCACACCTTTTTCTGTGAGCTGCTCTACCAGCGTCAACAAGTCCCTCGTGCTTCTGGCAAAGCGGCTGATGCTTTCAACAATGACCACATCGCCCTCTCGGACGAAATCCATCATCGCCTCCAGCTGCGGCCTGCCTGTGCGGCTCTTGCCACTCGCTATTTCAATATATACTCGCTCTACCCCAAGCTGCTTCATTAGGATTTCTTGCCGAATTGTGTTCTGATCTTCTGTGGAGACGCGAATAAATCCAACCTTCATCCAACTCGCCCCCTTTCTTCGGGGTGCAAAATAGGCTCATGCTGCCCCTTGACCCATTCCTTGTTTTTACCGTACCGGTAAAATCCCTCGTAGGTTTTCCGGTTGTTCACGATACTTTGCACCGTGCTGATAACGAACGGCTTCCCGTTCCGGGTGGTATACCCGTCCTTGTTAAGGCTGTCCACGATTCCATTAAGCGTCACGCCGCCGTCCCGAAGCTCAAATACTCGCCGGACAACAGCCGCTTCTTTCTCGTTGATGCAGAGCGCACCACCTCGAACTTCATACCCCATAGGTGCTCGACCGCCAGAATAGCCGCCACGGGAGGCTTTAACTGCTCTACCAGCGCTCGTGCGCTTGTTGATGTTGTCTCTCTCCATTTCGGCGCACGTCAGGGTGAACGCCTTGAGCATCCCGGCAAATACACCGAATTGCCCGAAGTCCTCGCAGATGCTGATTAGCTCAATGCCTTTGCGCAACAGTGCGCCCTGGTAGTAAAAGTATATGTTGATGTCTCTGGCCACTCGGTCAGATTTCGCAACTACGACAGCTTCGTAAGGGGGGTTGTTCACTTCTCCGTAAACGATCTCGTCGAACCCGGGGCGGTACTTTGCGCCGCTCTCTCCCTCGTCGGAAAACCAACGCACGATGTTCATGTCGTTCTTGCGGCAGTATTCCTCTATCTGTTCGCGTTGCACGTCCAGACCAAACTTATCTTCTCCGGTTTGCCCGTCTGTGCTCACGCGGATATATGCAACCACGTTTTTCATACGGCTCTCCTCCTTTGGAGTCAATCCAAAACTGGATTGGTTTCTACGGTTATTGTATCACACAGTAAGCGTAAATGTCAAGCCGCCTTTTTGTTTTTTCTCTTTTATTTTTTGCGGGCATTTTGGGGCTTACCCGGCCCCGCTCCCGCACTCTATATCCCCCGCCCCGGTCATGTAGCGCGTGGCCTGATCTCTGTAAATTACGCAAAATCATGATTTTGCTATTGACAATTACATATAATCTGATATAATGGTATCCGTACATCAGAGGAGCGCACCCGCCGCCGGTCAAGCAACGCGGATACGCTCCCCCCACACCAGCCAACAGGCCAGCACGGAGAGTATACCATATCCGGCAGCCGTTGGCAAGAGATAAGGCCATAGGGCCGGGAGGTAATACAATGGATTATACAACAGTACTTGCAAAGGCAGCGCAGACACTGGAGCAGCGCAAGGACCGCAGCGCATGGGATAAGGGCGTTACCGTGTACGCCCTTGAGATGGTAGAACAGCTTGCAGAAGCCGCCGAGGGCGGTTACATCGACGCGGATGACCTGTTGGCCCCGCGCGTGCTTCGCAAGGCCCTGTTAAACGGCGCGGACGATTGGAGCGCCTACAGCTGGGGGGGATGCTCCCTGATCTACAACGGCGACATTGCCGCGCGCCTGTGCTGCCCGTCCGAACTCAAGCGCACCCGCAACGGGGAGCGCAGACCCAACAGCCGGGAAGAGTGGTTAGACACTCAAGCCCGCGCACTGTTTCAGGCGGCTAACCGCGTATATAAGGCGCTCCGGTCCGCCCAGGAGGTGCAGCAATGAGGAAGTATAAGCAAAGGGAACTTCGGGAGCTTGTGCGGCTCGGAGTGGCTGAGGATTACACCAACAAGCCAAGCGAGTATATTTACACGCTACGCAGGCTTGAAAAGGTGGGCTATTCTTCCGGCGTGTATGGTATTAACGGCGGGCTCGTCGAGGACACCGAAACCGGGCAGTTATACGCCATTATCGGGCGTTGCTCGAATCTGTTTATCTTGTTTTAAGGGGGGCTATATCATGGGGTATATGATGTTTTATGTGTCGTGGTCGCCCCGTGAGGGGGAATCCACATACACCCGTTGTTTTCCGTCCGCTACCGAGCGGGACGGGTTCGCCGCCGGTCTTTCCAGGTGGTGCAGGGTTCGCACATGGGAAAATTACTATGAACGGAGGGCATAACATGAACATTGACTGCATTATGAGAGAGCTTGCGGAGTATATCCGGATGCAGGAGGAAGCCGCCGCAATGGTGGAAAGCCTCAAGGACCAGCTAAAAGAGCGCATGACTGCCGCCGGGGTGGAATCCCTGGCGGGGTCAGAACACAAGGCCACCTATAAGGAGGTTACATCCTCCAGGGTAGACACAGCCGCCCTGAAAAATGAGCTGCCGGAGGTGGCAGCCCGTTACACCAAGACCACAACAACCAGAAGATTTACATTTGCGTGAGGAGGGCACAGCATGACACGCATATTACCGCAGCGGATCACCGGCGAGCACATTATCGGCAACATCGACTACATGAGGCACAGCGGTGCACACATCGTATACCGGGGGGCCGAATACTGGATCGACTGGGCATATGACCCTGATGTTATCTGGTGGATCAGCGAGGACCGCCGCGCCTCCGGCAGCATCAACGGGCGGGAGTACGCCCGCATCGTCAACGGCACCCCATACCGCATTGCCAATTGACGCACACGGCCAGCCGTGCTACAATCACCATGAAAGGAGGTGCCGCCCGTGATCCTGTTGTATATCTTGTTGCAGCCCGTGTTGCTGCTACTTGACCTTGCAAAGCTCCAGAAATAACCGTGCCCCGCATGGCGTAAGCTGTGCGGGGTCTTCTTTTGCTCTCGGTGTATTCCGGGGGCTTTTCTGCTATATGCCCTATTTGCCATTTTAACGCCACTGTGAGGCGCTTTAACTCTGTCCGCTGTCCCTACATTTCCCCCGCTCTGTGCGCGCTGTACGCCTTGTTTATGGCCTTGTGGCGTGGCGTTGCACCCTCCGCCGTGCATTGCCGCTTTTGCGGTGTGCTGCCAGCTTGCCGCCATCGTGCGCCGCCCCGGTGCCCTTGGCGGGGTGGCTGGCCCCCCATGCTGGCCGTGGCTTCTGGTGGTGGCGCGTCTCTCTGCCAAAGTCGCTGTCATAGTTGCCGGGGAAGTTGCAAAAGTCGCTGGCATAGGCGTTCGCTTCTGTGCAAAAGTCGCTACGAAAGTCGCCAGTGTCTGCGGCAAAGTCGCTACGAAAGTCGCTCGCTTAACCCCAAAATCATAGTCGTTTACAAAATTCCGTGTATGAAGGCGGGATTTTCCCTGCCGCCACACCATCCGTTCACGGAAAGTCGCTCAAAAGTCGCGCGGTTTTGGCTTATTTTGCCTCAAAGTCGCTGGCTTCAATGTACTTGCGCTGGAGCTGCTCAGGGGTCAGCCCCTCAATCTGCGGCTGATTCGGCGTCAAAACCATCTCCTGCTTGTCCACCATGCCGTAATAGTTCTTGGCACGGAAGCAATATGCAAGGAAATTCAGCTTCCCGGAAACCACAAGTTTTGCGTCAAAAGTCTGCATAAAACCCTTAGCTTTTTTAATTATGGCCGCTGTTTCGGGGCTAAATCCCTTGCGTCTCCCGTATTCCCAGTCCTTAACTGTGCTAATTGCGTAACCGGTAGACAGGAATAGTTCCTCTACTGTTGGTGTCTGCCCTGTCTGTGCGCAGCGTGCGTAATAGTCGTTTATTCTCTCCTTGAGTTCTTCGTCACTCTTTACCTTTGGTTGTCTATACTCTACAAGCACCTCTGTAAGGAGCTGAGATACAAGCGCTCTATCTTCATCGCTACTGAGGTCAGGGAGGCAGGAAGGAAAGTTTCTTTTTCCGCCTCTGCCGGTCTCCGGTCGGTTATCCTTTGTTTTTGCAATGGCAGTAGATTTCTTTGTCGCCATTATGTATCACTCCTGTTCATCTCCTGCCTCGGATAATATGGATTTAATCATGTCGGCATTATTCCTGATGATATCCATCGTTACATCGCTTTGGATGTGGTGCGAAAACACAGCCTTATCTTGCGCATCAGCATTGTAATACCCTGTGAATGTCGTTCCATCATGCGCCGTTGCTGCAATACAGATCGATTTTGGCGATACACCTACAACTGTTTCTATGGCTTCTTCCAGCCATGCAGCATACGGAAGCTTCGAAATATCCTCCATGTAAACCCTCCTTGTTTGTCACCAGCCCCCACCCCTTGGCTACAGTAACAGTCTTTCCCCTCCCATGCGGCCTTCTGGAAGCTCTCAAACATGGGTTACACCGTTATTTCGGCACCACACCGCGCCGCACTTTTTCACAGGTTCCGGCATTGCGCTCTGTTAGAATTGCTTACACAGCGGCCTAATCATACGATTGCCGCCACCACGCCACATCCATTGAACGCCTCGGCACTCGCGCAGAGTATAGCAATGCCGGTATCCCCCGGTATGTCGGTCGCATCCGTTTCTTCATTCATAGGCCGGAGCCAGCCAAATAATTCTTCGTCCTGCCGCTTTCATACAGCGCACAGGAAAGACCACTTTCGCAGACTTACGCTCCGTGCGGCTGCGAGGCAAGATGTCACGCCTATGGCACGGACAGTTGGGAATTGAACCCACCACACACGGTTTTGGAGACCGCGTCGCCACCTTGGTACATGTGCCCGCATATTGAGCCTTTTGGCTCGCTGGAATTGTTTTATGTCAGCAGACTATGTGGGACGCATTCCTTGCAGCGGTCTGCCAGCGCATAGCCGCACTTCCGGGCAGGCGCTATGCCATTTGCCCACGGCAGCGGCTCTCCGCTTTTGGTGCGGCATTGCAGTCCTGCCCTGCTTTAGCGCTTCAGGGAAAGTCCCCGTCACTCGCTGTGGTCTCCCCTTACGGGGCACCTATGCCGCATATTGGCCGTCTTCCCGCTTAGATTGTCACACGCTCATGCCCGCTTGAGGCCCCGCAAGCATCTCAAGCGCCGCTGTTCGGTCATGGCAAGGAGGACGCATCCTCACGCGCAGTTTTCAGCGAGCATTGTCATTTCCATGTGAGCCACGACGAACGGTCTCACAGTGTCCGGGCGCTACCCGGCCTCTTGTGCAGGCGACAGGATTCGAACCTGCGACAGAAACCCGACATTTGCCTTGCTCCGCTCTATCCGGCTGAGCTACGCCTGCATATAACAACAGCCCATAGGTTTCCCTACAGGCTGTTTGTGCCGGTATGACCTTGCGGTGCCAGAAGGTGCGCCCAATACTGGCGGCGCATAAGATGGAGGAAACGGGTTGAGTGGAAAGACGGGTGGATGGCTATGCCTTATCATCCACTGTACCTATTGTAGCACATCATTAGGTGGAATTTGTGCCAACTTTCTCTGCAAAACCACAATATATGGCTATGTCAAGCAAAAACTGCTCTTTTCTCCTGCTGAATGTCCGCTCGCTTATCCCCGGCACGATGATCCTACTTCGAGAATACTTGTGCTTGCCCTGACAGTTGCGCATGATCCCCTGTGTAAGCTGCTTTCGGACGCTCTCGCTCTCCAAATCCAGCCCGCAGCGGTCTATGGCGTATTCTACAGCCCGCATTTTCTTGGTTTCCGGCCAGTTTTCTATGGCGGCAAGCTGCTCCGCCTTGCTCTCGGCGGGTCTGCCGGCACCTCGTCCTCTTGGCATGCCCTCCGTAGTACTATGTGTCCCGTCCATGATCTCCGCTCGTGCCTCGCGATACGCCTGCACCCGGCGCGGATATCCACGCACATAAGCAATGCACTCCAACCGCACATCATAAGGCAGTGTCGCCTTTTTGCTCATTTGTCCTCCTTTACTCCGCGCTGTTTACCAGCTTAAACCGCTCAGAGGGGACACCCGCCACGGGTGCCCTCTCTCTTTTGCTTACTTAAAGACCTCCGGCGGGTACCGCTCCTCCCACGGGCGGAAGCCCTCCCCCATGATGCGCCGCAGCTCCCGGTCGATGGTCTCCTTGGTATAGGCGATCTCCTGATCTCCGCCTGCGTCCTCCACGCAGAGCCGGGCAAAGGACCGGAAGGTCTCCCGGAAGGCATCCAGCGCCTCCATGGCCCGCTTGGGGCCGAATCCAAAGTCCTGCCCCAGCGTGATGATCATCATGTCCTCGCACTGCTGGATGGTAAAAAGCCGCTGCAGTTCCATGTTCTGCCGGTGCTTAGCCTCCATCCGCTGCAAAAATGCACTGGGCTTAGCCATCCTCGCCACCTCTTCGCTCCCCGTAGGAGCAGTAATCATCAGGCCACACACCATCTGATTGGTTCGTACACCACAAAACACCGTCAGCATACGCTTCTTCAATCCGGTCTTTCCGGTTTAGCTCCCTGCAATGTTTGCAGCCCTTACATTGTACCACCGGCACAGCGTCAACGGTGGGGGCTCCAAAAAGAAATTTCATGTCCGCACAAGCCGGTTCGGTCTTGCAAAGCTTCCTGATCTCCTCCGGACAATCTCTGCAACTGTCGGCAATCAGCGCATCCGCATCAATCAGACGCATCCTCACCACCTCCGTCCATCTTGGCCCCGCAGTTGGGGCAGTAATTCGCACCATACGGCAAACATTCGCCGCACAGAGAGCACAGCCAAAAACACCCCATGTCTCCGTCTTCAATTTTTCGCCCATGTACCACCGTGGCCACATCAGCGGCGGGAGCATCGCTTACTTCCCTCAACACTTTGGCAGCCAGCAAGTACGGGATTTCCTGTGAGTTATCTGCAAACACATCTTTGGTATAAACAGCACCGTGATAGCGCTTTGTGTTCTCGATTGCTCTCGCCCCGGCGTTCATGGCAAGCATGAGTTCTTCCGTGAGCTCGATGTATTCAGCCATTGACGACCCTCCTGTTCCATGCTTCGATTGCATTCTCTATGGCAACATAGACTCTACTCGTAGCACCACACACTTTGCATTTCACATAGACGTAATGTGTGTTGAAAGGAAAGCGCATAGAGGCAAATAACCTCTTTCTCTTAATATATCCTTTTTCTGCATCTCCACCACAGAACGGGCACCGTTTGAGTTCATAATCAGCCATTGTCAGCCCTCCTCGACACCTCCCCATTGAACCACTTCCGCAATTCGTGTGCGCACGAAACACACAGCTCGTAGTCATTGTCGCTTATGTCGTTTTTAACTCGCCGCATACCAGCATAAGTGACGGAGTTGAACGGGTTTATCTCCGCTCCGCAACGGTCACACACTCTCTTTGTTGCCATTGTCAGCCCTCCGATTCCAAGATTCAACCACCGTTTCTACGGCGTTGCTTTCGCACTCCATATTGTCCGTCAGAATCATTGTGCCTGCATAGCATTTAGAGCAAATTACTCTCACGCCATCACCTACAAACAGCCGTGCTTTCTCCGCCTCCTCACGGGTCAGAAATACGGTCTTGCCGATTTCTCCGGCGTTTATACCTGCCAGCGATTGCCAAACAAACCCTTCTACGATGTCCCACGCAATAAACAAGCCAAACAATTCCACGCGGATGGCTCTAACTTTATATACACTGATCGTTTTTCGACCCGTTACTTCGTAAAGCCTATCGCCCACCTTGCACGGCAACACCACCAGCCGCCCGTCCTTGTCGGCCTCGGCCAGATCCCGCAGGCGGTCATAACCTCCTCCGATGCTGTTCAAGACCGACATCATTGCGCGCCACTCGCCCGACATACTGTGGACTTCTCCCGGCGTCAGACCCGTGTCCTCATAGGCTTTCAGCCGCTCCCACACTTGCTTTTGTGAGCAGTTCCCGCCGTGTTGGCAAGGCAGCTCCCGGCACTGCGCAATGTCGCAGAAGTTCCCATCAAATGTCAGTCTTTCCATCGTTCCACCTCACAGTCTTTTCCCGAACACCCCATTGGAGTGCGTCCTCGTGGCTATCAAAGTACAGGTCAATGCGGTTTCCGCTGATTGCTCCGCCCACATCCTGTGCTATGTAGATATGCCCATCAATCTCAACCTCCGTACCCATCGGGATAACATCCGGGTCCGTTGCGATGGTCACGCCCTGTGTGGCTTTCACTCCTGTGGCTGTATAGCCGTTTGAATACGCTCCACAGCATTTTTCGCATGGGCAGTATGCTGTCACGGTCATGGTGCTTTTGTGCGTGTAGGCGGCTTCCTGCGGCGTTTCTTGGCGGATTACTTCCGCCACCGGCGGGGAAACGGGTTCTTGCTCCTCCACATATTCCGCTTCTGCGGCAAGTAGCTCCACCCACAATATCCCGGCGGCAAACAGCAGCCCAAGGGCCGCACCTCCGACAACTGTAAATATGCTCTTTCTGCTCATTTTCTTCCTCTCCCGTATACCATCCATTGCATAGATACCCCAAGCGCATCACAGATATGTGCCAGCACCCACACCGATGCGGTGCTGTGTCCACACTCAATATAGCTGATTGTCGATGGTGCTACACCAGATTCCAAAGCCAAATCATTCTGCGACATAAGTTCCTTCTCCCTCGCCTCCCGCAGGCGCTTCCCCATACCCGCAAAATCTGCCGTCATGTGTATCCTCCTTTCTATCATCAGGATCGTACTCTGGGCAACTTACCACCAAAACCGATGTGTATTTTTCATTTTTGGTCGGAATTGCATTCCATCCATTTACCGGCTCAAAGCGTATAGGCCAGCCCTTTTTTGTGTAGTCTACTTCTGTCCATGAGCATTTTCCATACGCTTTTCTACAAGTCCAGCAAAGCGTTTTCCCTCCAGTGGTAATATGCTCCTTCACAAGTTTTCTCCTCCTCTCACCACTCAACCGTGACTTCACATTCATCCGGCATAAGCAGGCGTAGATTTTGCAAAACGCTTTCCCGGTCTCCCCGGATAGTGAGCCGTGCGTGCAGCAGCTCTGCACCCATTGCGGGTGGGGCAATTTCGTCGGTCTGCTTCTCCGGCGTTTCTGCTGCCGTCACTTCGGCTGTGTGCCACTCCGATAGTTTCTTTTGCCACAAGTCAAGGTTCCGACCACCTCGCACAAACGGCACGCCCAGCTTTTCTCCATATTCTCTGATGGTGGCGCTGCAACAGCCCATCTCGTCTGCAAGGTATGTAGCTGCCCCTCCACAACTCTGCATATTCCGCAGGTATTCTCGCTGCAGATCGTCCGGCATTCCCTTGAATTCATCCAACGGCATAGGCCGCGTGATGTTGTAAGTTTTCACCGCTCCGTTCATCTCCTTTTTCTGCGCCGCAGTGAGATAGTCACTGGGCAATCTGCATTTCCCACGCTTACGGTTTACATGGGCAAACGCACCTCTTGCAACACGCTTTTTCTGCACGATGTCATAGTCAAAATCATTCATAGGCGGTTATGCTCACCTCCGTCCGTGGGGTCTCCTTGTCGTACAGCACCCGGCTTTCGTCATGACTGACGATAATGCCGCAGTGATCGTCCAGCAGCACACGCGCCTTGACCAGCACATCGTCAACAGCTTCCAGCAGATTGGTTAAATCCACTCGCCGCTTGGTGGGCATATAAAACAGGCATTTAACCTCCACTGGATAATCGATCGGCTCATGCACACCAGCCTTTTTGCAGTACCACACAGCTTTTGCCTCGTAGTCGATGTACTTCTGCGACGGCATGATAAACGATTTCCCTGTCTTGCTGCTGTGCATAATGCGCTGGCTGTTTTTCTTTGTAACCGGCGGCAGGGGTATGGTAAAGTGCAGTTCAGCCATTTCCGCCTCCCATCTCCATCTGCCCGTCCACCTGCATAGCTCTGGCAAGGCGGCGGTATGTCCCCAGCTCGTCCAATGCCCGCTTGCGGTACATGGAAAGTAAGGCTTGCTTTTCTTCTTCCGTTTCCGCCAGCTTGTAGCCGCCGTCTTTCATGGCAACGATAGGCACACCCTGCCGCCTCTGCTCCCGTATCATCCGGCGGTTCTCTCTGTCCGGCATACCGGTCAATGCTTCAAGGTTTTTCCGGGTGTATGTAATGCCGGGAATCATGCGTAATGTGGTCATGTCATTCCTCCTCGCCAAATGGCAATCATGCTGGGAAACGGTGCCGTTCCCATCGGCTTTCCGTCCAGCTCAAATTTCAGCCTACCTCGCAGGAATCGAATTTCCGCCTTACCCAAAACATAGTCATGAAAGCTGGCTCTGTCTGTTCGCGCCGGAATCAGTAGAACAACCGTTGTCCCCGGATTCTGTCCCTCGCGGTAGCATTTTTCCGTCCACAGTCCGGTTTCCTTGTTCCCGTAGGGCGGGTTACAAAACACCGTTTCGCCCTCCCAATTTTGCCGCAAACCATCATCGTTTTTCGTGAAATACCGCGCGCACTTGTGGTTTTCGTCACTGGCGGCAGCGTCCAGCGTGAAATGAAACTCCGCGTCCAGCTCGTCAAACAACTTTTGCGGCGTTTCCCAGAAATTCTTATCGCTGGAAAACAAAGCTTCGTTCCGCAATGTCATTCCTCCCCAAACCATTTTTTCGTCACGGCGATAGGAAATTCTTCGATTTCGCTTGCCCAGCGCGCCGTACCATTGCCGTTGTGCCGCTCAAACACCAGAGGAAAGCCTCCGATGCCGTCGAATAAACTGCCCATCGTAACAGGGCGAAGATATTGCGCACTGATACGCTTTGCCAAAAAGTTCCAGAAGGGCAATGCGATGGAGTTGCCCAGTGCCTTGTACCGGGGGCTGTCCGCATCCTTGTGGCGCTTGCCCTTGCTGTCCATCCACTCCCCAATGTCTGTCCATCCGTCCGGGAATCCTTGTAGCCGTTCGCACTCCATCGGAGTCAGGCGGCGCACCACCATGTTCTGCACGGGGTATGTCTCCGCGTCCTCCCGATAAGCGCAGTTCGCCTTTGCTCGCAGCGTGTGTGCCACATCCGGTGTTGCCCCGCATACCAACATATCGTTGTATGCGTCCTGCCCGTTGTAGCTTCCGGCATGGGCACCGGGAGAAAGCGTTCCTGTCACATCTTGATACGTCAGCGGCACTTGGTTGCCGCCCGTGCCCATTCTTGCTTGCAGGCTGGGAGCGATCTCGCCGCAGTCCCGGATGACGTCGCAAGCATGGCTCATATCCAGAACGGAGGGCTGGTGCCCATGCTCCTGTGCTCTCAGCGTCCCGGAAACATCATGGCTCACGCCCATCACATTCCCACCTTGATCGTTCAGGCACATCACCGCCGGTTTATTCCCCCCACACTCTGCGTTCAACGTTGGCGATTGCTCTTCGGCGTATCCGATGCTCCGGGCCTGTTCGCTGTTGCCAAGCTTAAACCCGGCGCAGACCGCCGGTCGGTCGATGGTGTTCAAGGTATAACTCGTGTCCTCCCGCCATCCTTTCCCGTTGCATCCAGCAGTGTCTGCGCGGTCAATGCCGTTTCCCTGCAAGCAGAAAATCGTCTGGTCGTTGCCGGTGCCGAGCGTTCCGCTCTTGTCCTCCTGCACTAAAGCGCCTTTTCCTCCTCCGTCACAGCCCCCCCTGATTCGGACTGCATCAGAAGCACCTGCTTCAGCAGTTCCGGCAAGTCTTTCCCCCGCCGTTCCGCTCTCCGCAGGATGCCCTGACACGCTTTTGCGCTCAAAGAGTATTTCTCCTGCGGTGTCGCCTCCAAAATCTGCGACAACCGAGATCCGACGGCGGCGTTGGGGGACTCCACAGTATTGCGCGTCATGCACACGCCAAGCCACGCTCCATCGTCCTCCCACTTCATCGTGGTAGCCACCCCAAGTTGGCCAGCCTTTTTCAGGCACTTCAATATCGGGGGCTTCCGGCTCTGCGATGCGGATGATCTCTTCGAGGACTGCCGCGAAGTCTCTCCCTTTGTTGCTGCTGAATGCTCCGGGCACATTTTCCCAGACCATAAACCGAGGTCTGACCATGTCACCTGTCCGTCCGCTATTTCTGTCATGCTCTCTCATCTCCTTTACGATGCGGACCTGTTCCATGAACAATCCGCTCCTTGCACCGGTCAATCCGGCGCGTTTTCCTGCAATGCTCAAATCCTGACACGGCGATCCGCCCGTGATAACATCCACGATTTCAATTTCTGCGCCGTTGATTTTCGTAATATCGCCGAGGTGCTTCATCTCCGTTCCTCCCGTTTTGTCATTGCAGCCTCCAATTCTTCTTTTTGCCGATGTTCAGCATATAATCCTTCGCCCTCTGGTTGATCCTGCTCCCGATTGCCTCGTCCCAGCTCAAAATGCGGTCAATGGTCAGCTCCGTGGAGATGATCGTGATTGCATCCGGGTTGATATACCTGGCATTCAGCAGGTCAAAGGCGATGTTTTTGTCGGCATCCGTTACGCTCCCCTTGAGAAAATCGTCGATATACAGCGCACGGACGGTTTTCAGCGGCTGCATGGCTTCGGCGTATGCTTCAGCATCGTTGGTCTTTGCCTTGATTGCCGGAATATCTCCCCGCCATTGCACATACCGCACTGGGATTCCTCCGTCCATCAGCTTGGCGCAAATCGCCGTACACAGGTGTGTTTTCCCAGTGCCGGGAGAGCCGCCGATGAAAAACCACTTGCCTTTCCAGTCGGTCAAATACTTCTCCGCCGCTTGCTTTGCGGCCCGTTGCCAATACTCCTGAGTTTGGAACGACTCAAAGGTGCAGCTATCCAGCAGTCCCAGAAGTCCGGAACGCTCCATGCGAAGCCTATTCCGACGAATGATCTCACATTTGCAGGTTCTACTCACCAGTTTGCCGCTTTCCGTGCGCCGGACGGTGTAGCCCAGCCCGCCGCAGATGTCACAGCCATGTTCCGACATGGTATTCTTGCTTTGTTGGCTGTTCACCGGCTTCCTCCTTTCTGCGCTTCTCCCATGTTCTGATGGCAGCCTTCCAGTCCTTCATGCGGTTTTTCCCAACCATCCATCCCTTGCTGGCGTAGAAATCGACGAACTGCTGTGCGTCAACCGCAGACCCCCGTTCGGAGATATAAGCCTGAACTTCGGCCAAAGAAGGCGGAGAGAAGCGCGCCTCGCGCGCATTATTCTCGCTTCTCGATTCTCGTATATCGATTCCCGATTCTCGATTCTCGAATACGGGAACATCTGCATTCATTTGTTTGCAAATGATTTCATCTGCTTGCGTAGGCTCTACAGGCTCAGGATATTTGCTTTCCTTTGCTCTCTGGTTCTGATACTTACCCCATGTTGGTAGGTAGAGGAAGCGCTTGCCCTGTGAAGTATAAAGGGCAACCAATCCAGCACTCGCCAGTCCATGAAGGGCGTTTTCTACAGTTTTCAGAGTAAGATTTTCTTTCAAAGGGAATAGCCTGTTTTTGATAATTGCGGCCCGTCCGTCATAGCGTCCGAAATCATCGCAAGAAACAATCAGCCGATAGAACAAGACCTCCTCGAACCACGAAAGCCCATCTATGCTGTCGCTGGTGCAGATGCTCTCGCGTATGATTCTGTTCGGCATCGGCGCACCGCCTTAAAACGGCAAATCGCCGTCGTCCTCGGAAATCTCCGTGAAGGTCTGCGTGGGTTTCTGTACAGCGTCCTTGCTGCCGCAGAAATGCACCTTGTCGGCAGTCAGCTCCACCACGGTGCGCTTGTTGCCGGTCTTGTCCTCATAGTCCCGGCTGGAAAGTTTGCCCTCCACGATGATCTCCTTGCCCTTAGAAAAGTGCTTGCAAATCATCTCTGCCGTGCTCTGCCATGCCACGCAGGGGAGAAACAGCTTCGTTTCTCTGTCCTTTACCTTCTCGCTCCATGCCACACGGAAACTACACACCGCTGTTCCGCTGTTGGTGCGGCGCAATTCGGGGTCAGAGCAAAGCCGCCCCTGCAAAATCGTTCTGTTTACCATCGTTGTCCTCCTTATTTCTTAGCGGCGTTGGTAACGACAATTTCAGTCAGTTTCCATGCCTGTTCCTCGGTGAAACCAGCCGCGATATAGCTGCAGTACATACTGCGCAGGTCATCGGCCATTTCATCATACTTTTCAGCCTTGAGGGCTTTATCCCGCTCTTTCTCAAGAGCGCTCATTTCATCGACCTGCTTCTTGTGGAGTTCTATGACCCGTTCTGCCAATTCCTTGCTCTTTACCATGATTTTTCCTCCCTACAAATAGCTTTTTCCAAATTCACGGCGGAAGTCATCCTCCGTCCATCTCTGTTCCTGCATGGCCTTTAACTGGCCGTATCGGCGAAGCAGACGCATTTGATTCCCGTTTCGGTGTACAGCGTTTCCACCGTTCCTGTGGCATCGTTCGCCGCAGAGATACACCACAAGGCCGTATTTCTCGCTCTTGTTTCGGTACGCACCGCCGAAGATATGGTGCCGCTCCAGCGGGTCACTTGCGCCATTTCTGCCGCACAGGAAACACCGTCTTTCATCAGTCACCTTTATCACCTCCCAGCGGCTGAGCTTCGCCCCAGCGGGATTTTAGCGCATCCAACTCCTGCGGTGTCATAGTCTCGATTCCAGCTTCTCGGCAATCGGCAACGATCTGGTCAATCAGCCGTGACATCTGCTCTGTGTCGTAGGTGCTTGAGCCGTACCAAACCGCCACGTTCACGCAGCCAGGAATTTTGCTTGGTCCTTGTTCCGCCATCCAGCCGGTT